CACCGGTACTCCAGCTTGATCGCTTCCTTGCACCATGTGCGTGCAGCAGCGTTCGCCTTCACCTTTGATTCTTCTTGCATTTCCATATCCATCCTCCATGAAATGGCCGCAGGGGCGCGGCAGCACGTCCGACCCCTGCGGTGCAGTCACTTGACTGCGTTTGCTCGTTGTTCGCTTTCGATTGTCCGGAACACCAACTGCGCAAGGTTGTTCAGCCTCTGCAGCGCGTCCGATTCATTCATGCGCCCAGCGCTGACCTCATCGCAAATGCTCTCAATGCGCTGTGCAATTCTCTGAATAATGTTCCCTTGCAGACTTGCCTTGTCGCGGAAGTGATCCACCTCACGCTGCAAACCCGCCGACGTACTGCGCCAATACTCCGTATCGTATTTACGGATAGGGATCATTCCTCGCCCCGCTTCCGCACCGGTTGGCACGCCTCATGCTCAGGGCACAGGAACAGCAGTAGGAAGACTCCCACCGCTACCAGGCACGCGATCACTGTGAATAGGTCAGCCATTGCGGACCTCCAGTAGCGCAGCCTCTACGGTTCCGTAGTGAGCACGGGCCGCGGAACGAACAAGCTGGCGCACCACGTGCACCTTGCTCGACCCGTCGTACTTTGCTATTGCCTCGAGCAGCCCATCGGTAACCAGGTCGACCCCGATCATCCGCCGTAGATTCTTGTCGCTTCCTTGCGTCTTCGCCGCCATAGTTGCAAGCCCTCAAACAGGCTGCAAAGTCTCACTTATTGGCTAGCGTTTGGCTGTTACGTTAAATTCAATCAGCCAGTTATAAGCCGCCAACTAAGCAGGACCATGCGCTTGTGTCCGCATCTTATCGACAATTCGTCTGGCTGTCTGCAGATTATCCGCAATTCCCTTACATTTCGCAGCAAGGGTTACGCGCCGCACTGCGCGGACGTTGTTGCATCCGATGTTAACCCGCCAATCCCAGTCAGTTAGGTAAGGATCGAGGCACAGCGTCCAGTGGCCGCGCGGATCGGTATCCCGCCGGCACATCCACCAGTCCCGCCGGCAAGCGTCTAAGCGTTTAAGTGATTCACGAATTCCCCGCATGAATGCATACTAGTGCATAAACCATCCGAGAATTCTCCGAATAATTGATGGAGTAGCCCTATTCATGGCTGCTTGGCGTTTCTGACACCCGCCGCAGGGTTTTATCCCCACCGCCTTGGTCGCGCCCGCAATGACATCGCCCACACCTGGTGCCGGTTTAGGTCCGGGAATGATCAGCGTGTCCGACTCGACCGGCTTTCCATCGACGATGTTCCAGTATTTCATCAACTTACCTTTACCTTTGTGAAATCCCAGCCGGCACGTTTCATCAAATCAAATATTCCGTCGCTGCACGCGCACTCGACCTCTGCCGGATTGCAAGGCGGATCATCACACGCCAGCGTCGGGTAGTCGCAGCACCCCTTGGGGAAATAGATATCACTGGCGCAGATCCCGGTCCGCACTGGGATGTAGTCGCCAAGCTGCATCCTGCACTTGTTGCCTTCGCCGGTGTAAAGGTCATTGCAGTGCTTAAAGACCACCCAGACGTGCCGTTGTTCGTATCGCCACACGCGCCCATCCGCCTCCGTACCAAGCAACGAACCCTTAGCCAGTTGCATGAAGTAGACCCCACCGGGCCCCAGGTAGATGTCGGTCGCGGGATCAGGACAATTTGCAAACGGCACTTTTTCCGGCGCAGTGCTTACCGCAAATGTGGCGAGGATCTCCAGGCAGAACATGGAGGACCGGTGCGTAGGGTCACTTGTGCATCCAGCGCCGCACCAAATTCCATCGCGCGAAATTGTCGATGGTCCAGCGCATGGCGCGAACCAAGCGATCCGACCGTACACCACGCCGTCGTGCGGGTCATTCGTGGCGCTGAGTAGTTCGTAGTTCTTCTGCCCACCGCCCAAGCACTCGCAAGCGCACGGGACAATGATCACCGATGGATCGCAGCAAGTCGTAGCTCCAACACCGCACACGCCGCAAGCCTTGCCGAACACGCCTCGGCTCTCACGAAGCGCGCTAAAATTAATAGTCGATGGTGGCGCGGTATCTGGTGGTGGGCAGTTCACCCAGTTGGGCACACTGCTGATGGTCTTGACCACGGCAATCTGGCCGTACGTCAACGCCTGGTTGCCGTGATCCACCACCGAATCCACTCCGATACACCCGCTCTCAGAGTGTCCCGCCGGACATTGAAACGGAGCGCCCGTCCAGTGGGTAGCCCACTGGAACAGTTCCTGCTTGTTGTTGCTAAGTGGGTTGACGGGCGTGCAGATCCATGTCGGATAGCAGCCGCCATCGTTCGGGTACAGCACCGCTTGTGGTGGGCAGTCTTCGTAGATGGTTCCTTCCCAGCCCGGACCGCCACGCAGACACCCACTGATCGCACCGATCGCCAGTGGCGGATCCACGTTCTGGCACTTGACACCAGGACCAGCGTCGTACCGGCTGCACGATGCCGGCCGGCAAGTCAGTTCCAGTTCCACGGAAAAGCCGAGCGGCCCCAGGCTGCCGCAGTCTGAGTTTACTGCGTCGCAGCTGCCCTCCTCACAGTTCGGATCAACGCATCCACCACAGCAGCAGCGCTTGCGGCTCATTTGCCGCCCTGCCGACGGCAGTAGATGTAGCCGCCCACTACGCCGATCACGCCGAGCATGATGCCGAACCAAAGACTACCGATGAGGCTTTCCGCCGAGGAAATGATGATCATTTTTTTGCTTTCTTAGCGTTGACTGGTCTGAACTTCCTGAACGTGTTTCCGACTGAGCATCCACCCGCAAATGTGACTACGAGCAGCGCCACCATCCAGATCGTGTATTGGGTTGTAGTCAACATTCCTTATCTCCGTGGTATGTACATGTAGATCAGTGCACCGCCTACGAGCACCGATGCGCCGATGCTCATGTAGGTCAGCGTACTGAAGATCGGATGGGTGTCATCGCTGACGTACGGAATGGCTTCGTGCACCGCATTGGCTTGCGCCTCGATGCTGTCCAGCTCGGCGCTTGCTCGCACCAGGTACGCACGCGCCAGCGCTGCACTTGCCGCGCTCGACGTTGCCGCCTGTGAGATCATCGCCGTCTGCGAAGCGCAGCCGCTGGTTAGCACCAAGATGATGAACAGCGCGATGTGGATCATGGATCTTCGGGCGGTGCTGGTGGTGGTACGAATAGGTCGTTTACGCGGTCATACGTGTATCCCGGGCCCGGATAGCAACCGCGGATACTTCCGTCGATCTTGCACTCAAGCCACTCGCCGCCAAGGTTGTCGCGCACCCACGCGAGAGTGGGCGTAACCAGTACACGTGAGACCATATCGTCGATTATTTCTGCTGCGTATTTGCTCATGACATCACCAGGTTTCCGGATTCAAGGAAAGTGTGGAACGTGTAGCCGCCTGCTTCTGATGTGGTGTTACTCGCTCCAGTGACTGATCCGACTGGCGTGCCGAGGTAGCGCACTCGGACGATTCCGCTACCTCCTATTCCGCCTGTTGTGTTTCCCGCAGAAAGAGGCGAACCAGCACCACCACCACCGCCGCCAGTGTTTGCAGTTCCAGCGGTGCCAGTAGTTGAAGAACTGTCACCACCCGAACCACCTCCACCCGTACCGCCAGCGGCTCTGCCGTTTACAGAGTTTCCACCACCACCGCCGCCTGCGTACGCCGTAGAGAAGTAGGTAGTACCTGCGCCACCTGCGCCGGATCCCGCATTCCCATTTGTGCCTGCTGCACTTGATCCACCACCGCCAGCGCCGCGGTATGGACTAGCGTCCGCGCCAGGGCTTCCACCCGCAAATCCCTGACCAGATGTACCTGAACCTCCGGTTTGACCAGTTGCACCGCCAGCACCACCGCCACTACCGCCCGTTGTTCCTGTAACACTTGAGCCATTTCCGCGTCCACCTCTACCGCCACCAACTGCCGTAGTAAGTCCCAGACCACTTACCGAAGACAGTGTGCCTTCTACTGCTCCAGTACTTCCAACGCCTGCCGCACCTCCGGCGCCGATGGTAACTGTGTAAGTAGTGGCCGTAGCCAGAGTCACTCCCGTTGTGTAAACCAATCCACCCGCACCGCCGCCTCCTGCTCCGTATTGGTTATATGTAGTTCCACCACCACCGCCACCGCCAGCAACTACTAGTACGTCAGCCGTGGTGCTGCCAGTGCCAAACAACGCCTTACGCATCATTGATGTGTACATCAGATGGTCTCCGCTGAGGTCCGAAAGCCGATGGTGGCTACGTGCTTGTTAAGTGACGGCGTAGTTGAGTTGTGCAAATGAATCACTAGCGTGCCCCACGAGTTGGATGGGTAGAGGTCGGTCATGGTCGCCGAAAGCGTCAGCACAAACGTACCCGATGCGGCAGTGCCACTCACTGTGCCGGTAGTTGTCAGTGCGTAGGAACCCACTGACACGTCGCACCGGACGTTGTAGCCCGTGTAATCAAAGGCCGTGGAAGTACCTTCAGTCTGAATCGTCCCGGCAAGCGTCCACTCTTCACCAGGGACAATGACTACGGACGGGTAACTGAGCGCTAGGTCTAGGTTTGGCATTAGGTGCACCTGATTGGATTGGGTCGATCAAAGAAGGGGTACGCCTTGCCGAATGAGTCGTAGACCACATACACCAGGACCTTCGCCTCGAGGCCGTTGGTTTGCCAGGTGCTGCCGGCAAAGTGACTACCCACCGGCCCGATGGTCGCCGGCGGACTGCTCAGGCTCATGCCGTCCACCTCGGTTGCGGTGTTGTGTTCCTCGCGGATGTTGCGGCAGTTCGTGTAGCTGAACCGCGAATCCGTGGTGCTCAAGGTGATGCCGGTGCCAAGCACTCCTGCCGGCGTCCAGATCTTGATGGTGTAATTCCACCGGTTGGAGGCTCCGGAAATGAGCGTGGCGCTGACCACCTCGCACAGACCCTGCGTAACGATCTGACCCTTGATGACCTGCTGGTCTGCCCACTGCATGGCCTCGCCGAAACGCTGCGTGGCGTTGGCCGCCGCTTGCCAACCATTGCACACCACGGCATTTGCTTTGCCGTACATACCGCCGTGGAACAGTGGTTGCGAGTAGGACATCAGAAGAGCATCGGCGGGTACGCCTTGACCAAATCGCCTTGGATGGTTGTTGGCAGGAATGAGGTATTGAAATCGGTAGTGCTCGGGAAGCGCTGATACCACGCCACCTTGTCGCACTGTTGGATCTGCTGGCCAGCGATACTTACGCCAGGTAACAAAATCGGCTGCCCGGTTGGGTTTGGGACCGGCATTTGCTCAACGTGGTAATACGAATCGAACACCCAGGTATGAACTAGCCGCCAGATCTCACGGTCGAGCGTTGCGGAACAGCCTTTGTAAAGCATGGTTCCAATCGACGCATCCATGAACGCCACGCTATTGCGCTTGTTGATTGCTGCAAAGAACGTCTGAAATGGCGGATCCACGGGTGTTGTGGTCGATATCGCTGGCGTCCGGTCCCACTTGTACTCCAGTTGCCTGGTGATCTGCGGAAGTTCCTTGGCACGTGGCGCGCCATTCAGATCGATCCGAGTGCCACCAATGTCGGCGGACGGTGGCCATGTAACAGTGCCATTGGTTGGAAGTGTTACGCCGGTGCGATACTCGGCATATTGCCGGCCGCTGATGGCTAGTGTGTGCTTGGCTCCGTAGCCCTGCTTGGTCGCGTCGACCGGGCTCATGGTCGAGTAAACCGCCGTCACTCGCCAGGTGTACGGAACAGCCGGCTCAGGCACAGCATTCACGGAACGGCACACCATTGATGCGATGCCGGTATTCATGGACGTACCGGTGGGCTGATAGATCGCAACCGGCGGGCGCGTCTGCACCATCGGCATTCCGGTCTGACTCAGCACCGCACCGTCACCAGGGTAATTCTCGCCAGCAGTAGTCGGTTCCCAATACGCCAAGTAAACCGCCGTCAGCGTGGTTTCATCGACGTTCTCGAAGTTCCACTGGCGGGATTCCTTTACCTCAATCATTCCAAGAGTGCCCATTACTGCGCCCCCCCGCGTAATGATCGATCAATCGACCGTAGATGCATAATCTGTTCCGCGCTGCCTTGTGCACCAGGCGCGGCGGTGTTCTGGTAGGCGTAGTTCTGCGCGTTTCCGAGCTCACCAAGTTGGGAGCCGTATGACATGTAACTTGCCTTTGCTCCGGTAAAGTCGCCGGACAAGAACTGTTCCACCGCACCCAGTGCAGTCCCCGCCGCTTCGAGCAGTATGTTGGTTTGAGCGCTGTAGTTTGCGCCGGTTCGCGCCACTGCTCCCATCCCTGCATTGATTCCGCCGGCGTTGCGCTCGATGCGCGCAGCCGCACCGGTGGCAATGTCGCCGGCAGCCTGGGAGGTCTGGATTGATCCAGGCGTGACAGCCGCACCAATCTTGATATCCGCTCTTAACTTGTCGGCGTTGGCAATCGCGTTTGCGCCCATCGCCGCGCCGGAATACTTGAGCGCCGCGCCATTCAGTTCAGCCATCCGGCGCTCGACACCGCTGAACACCTGTGAGATCCCCTGGAACGCCATCTGCGTCATCTGTAGCGTGGCAGTGATCCCAGCAGCAGCCGCGCCACTCCGGGCCGTCTTATTCAGCTTGCCGAGTTCCGCCGTTGTCTTTGCGACGCCACGCGTGATACCACTGGTATCCATCTCCGCATAGATCACCGACTTCATGCTCTTATCTGCCACGGTTCATGCCCTTCTTTCGCAACCAAGGGACCAATTCAGAAGGCCGCTTGTGAGTCAACGCGGACGCAATGATCGTCAGTAGGTATTCACACCGTTCATCGGTAGTTAGTTCCTCCGCCAGTCCTGCGTCCATTTGCATCCTCATTTCGGGGCTTGCGTTTCGATACAGCCGCTTGGTAGCGGCGTTGTAAAACGGGGACGGTTCACCTCGTCAATAAGCGCGCTTGCCACTTCATGATCGAGCGCGCCCACATCCGCACCAGGCGCGAACAGCGGCGAGCCATCTGGCAGCGTAAATAGCCGCGTCCACCAGAATGGCAAATCTCCAGCCAAGGAGATATCCGCGAGGGTCGCACGCCGGACTACCACCGGGCCGATGCCAACGATCTCCACCGTCCGCGGAGCCGACGCGACAATCTTTGATGGGTCGAGACTCACTGCTGCTCCCAGCTCAGTTCCCACATACCAGCACCGGTGCCGTCATCGCTGAACGAAGCCGACGTGATCTGCACGTTCCAGTCAGCGGCAGTTCCGTCCATCGTATTACGGTAAGTCTGGTTCCCCTGGTCAATGTACTTCAGTGTCAGTACAGCCCCAACACTGAGTAGCAACGTGGTCGGCATCAAATGTGCGCGCAGATTGTCATCCACTGTGGAAGTCTGACGGAACAGCGTCAGTGATCCGGAAACGCGGGTGCGGCCGGGCGCGTACTTCTTGCGCCAGTCGCCGATCGCCGTCACTTCGAGCGAGTCCTTCTCGATGTTGAGCGTGAAGCTCTTCACCTGGATGGTCATGCCACCGGAAGCCGTGAAGCCCGAGAACGTGATTGCGCCGCCGTAGCCTGAGATAAGAGCCATTAGATGTCCTTCGCCAAGATGGTTAGTACGAGAGTCACGACGCGCTCGGCGTCACTTTGTCCGTCATCAGGTGCGTCGGTCCGCGCGCTTGCGCTCACAGCCACCAGCACCAGTGTGATGTCATTCACGTTGTCCACTACGTTTCCGCTGAACTGAGCCAGTAAATCGTCAGCAACGTCCCAGGCATCGATGGCTGTATTCGCCACGCACTCGGCCGTCACCTGCATCGTGTAGTGGCCTGCGAGTTTTGATGGCATCGATACCTCGACATCCATCTGCGTAACCTCGTAGACGATGTACGGGGTCGGATCGCCGGCACGGCGCAGACCAACCGACACGTCCGTCTTGGCGTTACTGATCGCGTTGTACAGCGATTTGATGGCAGATAGGAGGCCCATTATTTACCCCCCAGCAGCTTCTTGGCTTCCACCAAGACTTCGCGTGCCATTGCATCCGTGATTCGTCCGATCGCCGATTGTGCCCAAGACCGCGCCCGCCCACTACCGGGGATGCGTCGCGCGCCACCGCGTGCCACTCGGAACCGTGGTGATGTCCACCGGCCAGTGGCGTCGCGGTCCTGCTGCTTCGACCAGGTGTTGCCCTTGCCTGGTGAAGGGTTTGCTGAGTTGGTGTATTTCTGCTCGCCCTTGCCGCCGTGCTTGTAGCCCTGCTCGAGCAAATGGAACACGCCCTGCCGGCCGCGTGCCGCCTTGCCGCCCTTCTTGCCGTAGCGCACGCCCATCTGTGCGATCAGCTTCGCCTCAGCACCAGCACCACCGCGTTTGATGGTGACGCCTACGGCGCTCGCCATTGCCTTCCGGTGGAGGTTCTTGCCGCGATAGGGTCCAGTGCCGACTACGCCGCGAAGTTCCGTTACGAACGGACGTAGCGCCCTGCGGATGCCAACGCGCCGCGCCTTCTCATTGAGTTCAGCGCTCAGCCGTCCAAGCGCCGCAGCTACGGTCGAGTTGTCGACCTGCAAATGCATTTGCGTCGCGCCCGAATTGACCGCCGCCCGTCGGTACGGAGTTGAAATCGGACTCATGTCGCGGTCATGTCGCCTCATTGCGTCACCTCCGTAGCGATCACGCGCAGACGCTTCTTGCGCCCACTGTCCGGATCCACCACGCTCGATACGTTGTAGGTCGTCCCGTCCAGGATGAGCCGACTGCGTGCGTTGATGATCGGACTCCACGCTGTCTCAATGTCCAGGTCAGTCCGGATCGACACGCCGAGATCGTCAACCACTTCCCGCTGCGTTGGCTTGATCATGCCGCGAACCGTGCCGACAGTCAGCCAGGACAAGTCAGCCTGGCCAAGTGCGTCAACCGTCTGGGTAGACGTTTGCACCGTAAAGACTTCGCGCCAGAATCCACAGCCAGCCATCGTTGATCATCCGATCGATTGGTCTGAGTGCATCCGCCGTATGGTCTGGATGAACGGGTGCGGCTCGGGGGTCACGGCGTCATCGCCGCGCCACGGTTCAAGGCCACCGACCTGCAGCCGGATAGCCATCCACTCTTCCTCCGACATCTCAGCCGTGCCGCGATTGGTTGCAGCCTCCCACATAGAAACCGCAGCGCGGAGTGATGCGGCGATAGCCGGGTCATCTTCTCGATGCCCCTTTTTCAACCATGAACGCACGTCGTCTAATGTCGTCGGTATTGCTGACATGGTTTCCTATACGGCGGGGGGGAAGGTCCGAAGACCCGCCCCCACCGCTGCTGAGAGGATGATTAGGCGTTAGTGACTTGCATCTGCACGATTGCCTTCGCGCGGGTGAAGTTGCCGTTCATGAACATCGTGCCCTGGAACTTCACCTGGGCAGCTGCTGCCAGGCTGAGATCATCGCGCATGATGGTTGCGCCGGCCCACTCGCGAGCGCTGTAGCCCTCGTTGTGGTTGCCCAGCGACAGAATGACGTTCTTGCCCGTGGTTGCGGTGCTGACGTGCGTCGGCAGGAACTCAGTGACATAGACCGGGAGGCCCATGAGCGTAAATCCTGCACCGGCTTGACCGACAGCATCGGCGGATGGGATGAACACCGGAACACTGTTGATGGTGAGTCCGGCGATCTTCGCGTACGCGTCTTGCGACATGAGCCACGACGATGTGCCCCAGTAGCTCGCAGGGAGACTGGTGTAACGCATCGCGGTAAGATTTGCGACAGTGCACGCTGCGGTCACAGCGAGCGCACGCGTTGTACCAGTGCTTGTTGCAGTCGCGATGGTGCATCCAGTCTGCACAGTAAAGAGGCCAGTTGGCTGATTGAGCGTAGAACCAGACGTACCGGTTGAACCACCACCAGCGATCAGACCCCACTCAGCATTGCGAACAAACTGCCGATTCAAGTTGTCGACCACTTCCGCTTCCAGGTCGAAGTTGCTCTGCAAGAGCAGCTGCTTAGAGACGGTGGTGTAAGGCAAGCACGCAGCCGGTGCCAATGGAACTTCAGCGTAGACCGGATTGATTTCGGTGCTTGCTTGTGTGCCAACGTCGGAAACGGTCCACGCATTTGCAATCGCGTCAGTGCTAAACAGCGCGTTGTAGCGCAGCGTCTGGTAGCCCTGCACGCCGGACTTGTAGTCAACTAGCTGGCGAGCTACGGTTGCCACCTGGGCGTAGTGAGCCATGGCATCGGTGTACAGCTTGGGGATGAGCACCGAGTTGGTCGCGGGGTTCGCGGTGGTCATCGCTGCACGCTGTTCCGGCATACGTCCGCCGCGCAAGTAGCTCAGCCACTGGTCGCGGTACTCGGGCGATGCGCGCCACTCTTCGCTTGCGTCGCGGCGGTCAATCGTGCGCTGGATCGGGGTCGCAGCCTCGCGGATGCCGTCAGCGGCAGCCATCGCGGCGTTGCGGGCCTCGGTGATCTCCTCGATCTGTGCGGCGATGTCGGCGCGGGTTTCTGCTTCGATGCCTTCGACGTTCTGTGCGCGCAGTTCTGCGAGCTTTGCATTCATGGTGCGGATGTTCATTGGCTTGATTACCTTTGTGATGACTGGCGTTTCTTGTGATCTGACGAATGAAGTAGTGGCGTTGTAGGCACCCACTTCGACTAGTGAAATTTCTCTAAGATTGACTGAATTGAGCGTGCGCTTCTCACCGGCCCACGAATCCCCACCTGGTGGAACTGAGAATCCGAAAGACATTTCACTGACTACGCCGCGCTTAACCAGGTCGAGCACGTCTGCGTCGCGTTGCGAATCGCCGAGCGTGGCGGTGTATTTCAGACCTTGCGCGTCTGATTCAAGAGCCAGCGTGCCGCTCTTGGTGTTGGCGAGAATCTGCTTTGAATCGTGCATGAACCAGAGCGACGCACCGGCTGCGATCGATGCGTCAAACGCACCAGGCGCGATGCGCTCGGTGAATGTGCCCTTTGCACCCATGAGCGGCTTGCTCCATGAGTTGTAGAGAGCGGCGTAGCCGGTGATGGTCTTGCCTTCAACCGTGCCGATAGATGCCTGGCGCGTTTCTAAATCACTCATATGGTGGGTCGCCTTCCTCTGCGTCTGCGAGATTCGCAGCGGGTGTGATGCCGGAGATCACCGGCGCCGGATCGTCAAGGCCAGTGATGCGCGGCAAACCGAGCCGCACGCGTGCGTCGTTCGGGCTCAGCACGCCGATACCAACCAGCGCTGCATACGACTTGCCGGCCGTGCGGAAATCGCCTTGTGTGATGGGCACAAGATCCGTCTTCATGCGCTCACCTGGTGGAAGCAGCTTGCGGGACAGTTCCGCATCGATGCCGGCGCAGAAAGGAGCCAAGCAATGCGTGACGTACGCCTGTGCAATCTCGGGTTGTGAGCGCCCTTCACCCTGGTAGAGCAGTTGCGGAGGAACGCCAAATGCACGCGCCACCTCTTCAACGCCCATTTTCTTGGCGTCCATCAAACGAGCGGCAGCGTCCGCAGCCATCTGCGATGCCTTCATGCCTTCGCCGAAGAACGCCGGGAAGCCAAGTTTGTCTGCGCCACTGTGTTGCTCTGCCCACTTGGTACGCATCGAATCGCGCGCCGTAGCAGTCAGCGGCCCGGGGTGCTCGATCGCGAGCTTTCCGACAAAGCCGGATTTGGCCAGTTCCTCAATCGCTTGGTCCAGAATGGCTTGAGTCCCAAGCACGCGAGAGCACTGGTCAATCGGAGACACCCCGAGCCATGGACTGCGAGGGTCCGTCGAGGCCCTCACATGGATCAGACTTGAGTCATCCACCACCGAATTGTTGACGATGTAACGGGCTTCTGACCCCTTAATCTCAACGCTGACGGCAGACGGGTCAACCGGATCCAAAGCCACCGGATCGCCGGTGCGGAGATCGCGCCGGATGAGCAGGTAGCCATTGCCGAAGTAGAGAGCCGACGTCGCCAGCCACTTACGCATTTCGTACCCACTCAGGAAGGAAGCGGTGTTCCCGTAGAGCAGATCGACCGCAGGCGAGTCCTCAACTACGGACCCGTCGCGACGCGTAACAGTGAGATCCAACCGCGCTGAATCGGTGCTGATCAGATTCACGGCACGCACAATGGCGGGGACGCCGAGTAGATCAGCGGATACCGTCGTAAACGTCAGCGGTGTGTAGCTGATGATCGTTTGCGCGATCGGGCGGCGGAAGAATTTACCCAACCATGATCCCATTCCCGTACTACACCACGACATTTCACGAATGCAATAGCGCCTACATACACCGCGTCAACGGCGTGTAGACACTATTTCAGATTGTGTATGCGGCGTACATACGCGCAGTAATCAGAAGCACCAAACACAAACGCCGCGGCGATTTCTCGCTACGGCGTTTGTGTTCAAACCCTCGGGGCATCCCAAGGCGGCGTTAGCCGTCTTACTGAGGCGCAGTGCGGCACCTCAGGCCATGTTGCCATGACAAGTGAATCGTATCAGAAGCCTGGTTGTGTTTCATACATCGACCCTCCCATGATCTGCAGATCGTTCAACACGCGTGCCGCCATGACCTGTGCGGTAAGTGCATCGATGTTGCTTGTGCTCTTCTGCTTCACCGGCATGGCCAGTCCAGTGAGTCCAACGTAGAGCCGAGCCGACGCCAGGCAGGCGCGCAGCACTGGGTCCGGCTTGCATCGGATACGTTCGGCGCGAATCCAATCGCTCCACACAGCCCAACCGCCACCCATCCACACGATCGTCTGCGGCGCTTTGTGCCATTTCCAGCCGTGTTTCCGCTCCATTTGAGCCGCCCACGCGCTCGCTTTACCCACCGGATCGGCGACAAAAGCGCGGATATCGTAGGTGCGGCAGATCTCTACAAGCCTCGCTTCGACCAAATCCAGGTCAATAGTGGGCCCACCGGCAAGCGAAAGTGCGTGATCGTCCACCCATTTCTGCAGTGGTTGGCGGGTTCGCTTCTCATCGAAAGCGATATCAGCGCCGGCCCACCAGTGGTATCCACGCGTATGCACCTTCGTCCCATCCCACACCGCCAGACACAGCGAGGTCAGATCGCACTGCGATCCAAACGCAAATCCCCCCTGGCTAAAGTCCACCGCCACCACGCCGGCTGCACCGGCCAACATATCCCAGTCCTCGTCAACTGAAACGCGGTCGAGTAGCTCGAGCGGAAGCGCGCCGGCAAGGTCATCCGTGAACGTGGCGAGTTCTTGCAGCCACGTTTCCTCCCGTGCTTTCGGGTCCGCAGTCGCCAGTGCGTTCGCGATCTTGTCACGGATGACGCGTATGCCGGCACCAAGGACACCGGCGCTCGGGTTCGCGTGCTGCACCGCCAGGTCTGAGTCCGGCACATCGTCCGTGTCCATCCCCCACAGCATCGCCCACCAGCCTTCGGGCAGCGGCGTCCCCTGGTCAATCGCGAGTTCGCACGCTTGCCAGTACGGCCAGAGTTCCCGCGACTTCTGATCGCGATCGGGCGTGGTGATGAACAGCATCTGACCCGTCGGTGACTTGGTGACCGATGACATCCCGCGCAGGATTGCCGCGTCCATGCGGCTGGCCTCATCCGCGATCAGGAGCCGCGGGACCAGGCCGTCCATACTTTGATCGGTAGACGGGAACGCGTTGAATACAGCCTTCTTGTGTTGGATCAAACCGGAGGTAGTCGAAGCACCACCACCCACCGAGCGCCACCGGTCCTCACCGTTGTGCATCTTCGCGATGCGCCCGTGGATGATGTTCGCCTTCATTTGGTTGGTCGCCACCGCGCACAGTTCCATATCCTCGCCGGTGGATAGCAGCCACTCGAGCAGCGCCACCACCAGCCCCGTCTTGCCGGCTCCACGGGCCACCGACCACAGCGCGTAGCGCGTAGCCGGAGTGCCATCGTCTGCGCGCCGGCGCGCCAACAGCACCGCACAGACGTGGACTTGCCACGGCAGAAGCTTCATCCCCATGACCTGAGCGCGGCTTACGAACGCGTCCAGCTGCGTGCCGTCCCACGCAATGCCGTGTTCACCTGGTGCGTCGCGCTCTGCCAGGTAACGGGCGCACGCCGCCTTGATGCGCTTCGGCGCCGGCACGGTCCCAGCGATCACGCCCCTGGCGTACCCATCCGATCGCTCCATGGCGGTGTCTACGCGTTGAATACTTGCAGCCCCGGGATCTTCCTGCGTGCCGATG